TTCATTTAAAATTTTTTTACTATCTTTATTTTTTTTATAAATTTCATCTAAATCGTAATCACTACTATATTTTATTTTTTTTAAAATAGAACTACCAATAACTCTATAATGTCCTGATATTGTCATTAAATTAAAAATGTTTTTAACACCTAATGAAAAATCATTTAAATCTTTTTCTTCTAAAAAATCCATTAATATATATAAAATATATATATTAAATATCTTAAAACATCTATAAATAAATATTTTTATTCTCTTAGGTGAAATTCGTAAAATCAAGAGCGACTAAAGTAGAACTTAAAACTTTACCAATACATCTCCAAGTACTTAATGAAGCGAATTGGGTGTTTCCGGCTAAATTATTGACCTGTCCAACACCTAAAGATTTATTAACAGTACGATTTGCAGCACCACCTTGAATATAAATATTAAAAGTTGCATTTACAATAACATTTGTAAAAACCATTGAAGTAATATTGGCAGTAAAATTAGCACTTGGTATAATAAACTCATTAAAAGATAAATTATTTAAATTTACATTGACTACACCAGCGACTAAAGTTAAAGTTGTTTGAGCGACTGGTAGAATAATTCCAGATTGTAATGAAATATTACCAGAAGAAACAACTAATCCATTGCTTGATGTTAAACCTCCACAGGTGATTCCAGCAGAAGAAACAATAGAACCAGCGGTGAAAGCTCCAGTACTTGGATTATAAGATAAAACGGGCACACTTACATCATCAACATATAAAACATCAGAAGTAGCTCCATTAGTCTTTAAGAATGGTATAAAATAAATACCAGCAGTATTATCAGTTGCGATATTAACAGATTGCGAGACCGTAGCACTATCCGCATTTCCAACCAAAGCACCAGTAAATGTAGAAGCACTCACTCCATTAGGAAAACTACAAGACCCATTAAATGTTTTTGCACCCCCTACGCTTTGGACGCCCGATAAATCAACGTATCCAGAGGCGATTGACGATTGACCAATTCCACCGATAGTAATTTGAGCATCACCTAAACTATCATTAACAATACTAAGAGCAGGGATTGAATTAGAACTTATAGACGCACCACTCATCACAGGAGCAGAACTGAATGTTTGAACCGCAGAAAATGTATTTAATGAATTTTTTAAAGGAACATTAGAAGTTAAAGCACTATCAGAAACAGATGCGGAAGGAAGAGTTAAAACACCAGCACTCACCGTTAAACCCGCACTACTTGAAACTAAAGCGGATGAAGATAAACCCGCCATAGATTGAGACACAGTAAAATTATTATTTTGAGCACCTATAAACGCGGGTGATGTATTGTTCAATAAATCTTGACCATTACAAGGGGGATTGGAATAACTGATAGTAAAAGACATTATATATATATATAATATATTTATTTTGAAACTTTTTCTTAATAGTTTTAAAGAAATAAATTTAAGTAAATTCTTGAAATTCGATTCTATATAATGAACTATCTGCTTTATAGATTTGTAATAACCACACAGTATTTGATGCCATTAATGTATTACCACCCAAATTATTCAAATAACCGCAATTTTTATGAAATTGATGATTAGACCCATTAACCGTCAACCATATTTTATAAATACCACCAATAATGCCATTTGTAAGAACTACAGTATTAATCGCTCCAGTCATTGTAGTACTCCAACTCTCACCAATTGGATAAGAGCCTAAATCTATACTCAACGTAGAACCCGACTGTGTAATTGGTGTAATTATTGGAATACTATCAACTGTTAAATTAGTAAATATAGCACCACCAACGGAATTTATACTCCATCCAGTTGTTGATGTAATTGATGCTGGGGTGATCGTTACTTCTGCTATAGTTGGATAATTATCTTCATCTCTTAAAAATAACGCCGACGCGTTTAAATTTACTATTTGATGACTACCGTTACCATTTTCCATGATTATATTGTTTGGTGTTATTTGAGTGTATATAGGGTCTCCAAGTGGATCGTTCTGTGTGTCTCTTACTTCAATACTTTCTGGTTTTATAGTTGTCTTTCTTTCTAAAGTACTCGCTTTATCCAATGTCATTGTTCCGTTAATTTGTATATCTTCTGTGAGTGATTCTAATGTTAAAATTTCATCACTTTTAACTTTAAAAGATACTTCACTGCTTAATTCATTTATCCACAATCTGGTGGTTTTAACTGGGTTTAAATTTATATCTAACCCGTTAGCACCTTGTAAAGAAAAACCTATTGTATTTGTTTGACCACTTGTATACATCCCTAAATTGAACGTTGATAATGTGTCTGTACATCCTACGCCGCACGCATTGTATTGACTTCTATTATTTATTGCGGGTGAAATAGAAAAATTTGAAATATCATTACTCATTATAATTATATATTAACAATATATATTTTAAACATTTTTTTTAACTATTTGAAAAAGAAATAATAACATTTGGATCAGGATTATACAAAACTTCTAAAGACATTGTTAAAAAAGCCGTTGTTGATGCACCGTAAGGAATTGTAGTTTGACTCCAAGGTTTTAAATTAAATCCAAATTTTGCTATACCCGTCGCGTATTCCCCGTTTAGATAAAGAGTATCTAACCCTGCAGAAACACCTGAAATCACACCACCATTCGGACTTGTAGAATAATACTGTCTACCATTTGGACAGTACGTTATATTAGTATATCCAAAAGTCGTATTATTATTTAAATTATTATTTAAATTATACACTGTTTGAGGAACTGCACCTAAACCAAAATTTTGAGAGGTTGAAATATTACCACTGATCCTTTGAGGAAATAACATTAAAGTACTAGTAAAATTTACAATAGAAGTATTTAAATTATCATTTATTGTATAAGTTAATTTTATTGTTAAATAATTTTGTAAATTTGGAGTTCCACCGCTTAAAAAAAATATTCCGTTATTTGTTAATCCTGTTAATGTTATACTGTTTAATAATGTTGTAAAAGGTGTAGATGTTATAGGTGATGTATTTGTAATAGTAAATTTTGAAGAATTTGTTAAAGATTTAACCCATGCTGTAGTTGCTAAATTTTGTGAATTATCAGTTGTTGCTGGTTGTGTAGTTGGTATTATTCCTATAACAACACCACCTGATGAAACATTAAATCCTCCTTGTAGAGGTAATAATAAATTTAAATCGTATCCAAAACCAACAGATGACTGTTGAAATTCAGAGTATTGAGACGTGGTACCTATTATTCGTACTGTTCCGCCATTTGAGGTATATAATAATGGTGTTGTTATACTTGTTGTAGCATTTAAATTAGGACTTAGTAAAATGCCCGTACTTGGTTGAAATCTTAATACAGTCGCACCAAGTAAAGCATTATTTCCACTATTACTCGTCGCAAAAGTTAAATAAAAATTTGTTGATGATGTAGTTGGTGCTATTGAAACATTTTGGGTGTTTATAGCATTAGTAGCATTAGATGCGTTGCCTGTAATTTGTTGACAGACCAACGTATTTGACGTAGGATTATAAAATAAATTACTATCACTCAAAACTGACACATTACCCGCTACAAGAGATGATCCAATTAACAATGGAAGATTTGCATTCACTGATGATAAAGTCATCGCTACATTTGAACTTGTTGTAGAAGTTGATGAATTGCCAGAAATAGAACCAGTAATTAAATTATTAAAAGTATTATTACTTGAAAAAATATTAGTTCCATTTTTTAAAGGTACATTAGAACTCAATGAAGAATCGGGCGCTGAAAGTGTTGTTGAACTTGTTGTAGAAGTTGATGAATTGCCAGAAATAGAACCAGTAATTAAATTATTAAAAGTATTATTACTTGAAAAAATATTAGTTCCATTTTTTAAAGGTACATTAGAACTCAATGAAGAATCGGGCGCTGAAAGTGTTGTTGAACTTGTTGTAGAAGTTGATGAATTTCCATTAATAGAACCGTCAATAGTATTATTAAAAATTGCTGTACCTGTAAATGTTTTAATATTATTAACATTACTATTACCATTAATAGGGACGTAATTTCCTAAACCTGCTATAATATTATTAATTTCACTTTGTAAATAACTAATACGTTGATTAAGTTGATAATTTGAAAATGACATTATTTAATATATATTAATAATATATTTTATTTATAAAAATAAAAATAAAATTATAAATAAAATCTAAAAAAAATAAAATCTAATATATATTTAAAATGAATAATACTCAAAATAAAATATTAGAAAAATTAGAAAATAAAAATATATCTTCTTCAACATTAAATTTATACATTAAAAATTTAAAACGTTTAAATGATGGTAATGAAATTAAAAATTTAAATTTTTTAAAAGATAATGAAAAAGTATTAGAAAAAATAAAACATTTAAAACCTAATACTCAAAAAACTTATATTATAAGTATTGTATCATTACTTAAACAAGAACCTAAACAAAAAAAACTATACGATAAATATTACAATATTTTAATAAATTATAATAAAGACCTTAAAAATAATACTTTAAAAAGTGAATCACAAAGCGAAAATTGGATTAGTCAAGATGATATTAAAGACATCCAGCAAAAAATGGAAAATGATATTAAACCTAAACTTATCACTAAAAAACTTAATGAAAATGATTTTAATGAATTATTAAATTTAATGGTTTTATCATTATACACATTAAATCCACCAAGGCGTAATTTAGACTATCAGTACGCAGTTATTGTTAAAAAGTACAATGATAAAATGGATGATAAATATAATTATCTTGATTTAGAAAAAAATGAATTTCATTTTAATAATTTTAAAACAAAAAAAACTTATAAACGCCAAACAGTGCCTATTAGTAATGAATTAAGAAAAATTATTGATGAATATTTAAAATTTCATCCATTATTAAAAAAATTGAAAAAAAAAGATTCTTTTATACCTTTATTAGTTAATGCAAAAGGCGATCCATTTGAATCAACAAATACAATAACAAGAATTTTAAATAAAATATTTGGTAAAAAAATAGGAGTTTCAATGTTAAGAAACATTTATTTAACATCAAAATATTCTGGAGGAAATATAGATAAACAAAAAGATGCAGAAGAAATGGGAACATCAATTTCTACAATGGATTCTAATTATATTAAAATTGATTAATAAAAAATCTTTTAAAGAATGTTCGTAATGTCTCTTTTTATTATATTAATCTAATAAAAGCCACATTGCGAACATTCTTAAAAGATTAATTATTCAATCCAATCACAAATTAAAATATCTGGTGGTTTACCAGTTTCATTAATTTTTTCTTTAATTTTTTCTTGAAATTCTTTTAATGTATAACCACAGTTAAAAAATATTATTCTTACAATTGACCATTTTCCACAAGTGTTTACCCCTTCTTTTAAAGATTGAAACTTTTCTTTATTATAAATAATTTTTTTACCACTACCTTTTAATAATCTTGTTAAAGGCTTTTTACTTTCACCTAATAAAAGTTGAGTCATTTTTGGTATAAATTTTAATTCACCGTCTGGTTTTACACCGTACGAGTCATTCCATTCTAAAATACCATTGTATTTTAATAAACAGCACCAATGCCCTACATTCTGTTCATTTTCTGTTAAAATAATACAATAATCTTTCTCTTCTGGCAGTATTTCATCAATATTTTGAATATTATTTAATTCGCTATATTTATAAATTTTTGGATTTTCAAGCCATCTTTTAAAATCTAAATCATTAATCATCTGGCCTAAACATTTTTTATAATGATTTATTAACTTTTCTTTTTTTGTTGTAAGACTCATTTAATATAATATATATAAATATTTTTTTAAAAACATTCTCTTTACATTTTATTTTAGATTTTATTAAGGAAAAAATCTAAAAAAAATATCTAACGTATATATAATATATATTATAATGGTTTTATTCATTCAAAGTTATAAATTTGGAATTGAACAAGAAAAAAAAGTTCTACCTTTTATTAAAGAATATTTTAATAATGATATTAAACAGTCTTTATCACCTACTGCTAAAAGTGATTTTTTTGATGATACTTCTTATTATGAATTAAAAAGCCGTAAAAATTCAATGAAAAGATATAAAGATACAATGATTACAGCCGATAAAATTATAGATAATAAACCTTTAATTTTACTTTTTAATTTTACTGATTGTTTGTGTTTTATAAAATATAATAAAGAATTATTTTCAACATTTAGAACAGAAATATTTTCACGTGATAATATTGAAGAAGGATTTAAACAACATTATTTTATACCAGTTGATAAACTGACTATAATAAAAACTTATTAATATAGTATAATTTTAAATTTTAATTAAACTTACAATATAATCTTTTTTAGACCATTTACTTTTCGGTTTAATACCATTATTTAAACAATAATCTTTTAAATCTTTAATAGTATATTTATAAGGAATAATCCGTAAAACATCTATTTTTAATTTATAAATATCATTTTTGAATACTCTTCTGACTGGATGAAAAGTAAAAGTGAGTAAATCATTATCAAAATCTTGATAAGTATTAATAACACCCCAACAAGTAAACATTTTTAAAGGTTCATCTAATTCTAATTTATCTATTAAATGATTAGTAATTAATTGATTTTGTCTTTTACATTGTTTATAATTTATAATAAAGATTTGTTCAACTGCTTTGGACTTATCATTATAAATATTTTCTATTTCTTTAATAACTGTATTAAACATTTCTTTCTCCATTTCTATACTTATATAATATAAATAAATTTCTAAGTATATATTTTTCTTTAAAAGATTAATTTAATCTTTTAAAAAATTGTTAAAAATGTTCGCGATGTCTCCTTTTATTATATTAATCTAATAAAAGCGACATTGCGAACATTCTTTAAAGAATTAAAACAAATCTTTAAAAAATAAAAGATACAATGTGATTAAACATTATAAAAAAAATATTTTTGACAGTTTTTAAAAAATTCTTAAAACATCTACATCGCTTTCACTTGATATTTTCCACACTGGCAACCCTGTATTATCATAATTACAAGTAATTCTAAAAGTTAGTATATCACCATCATTTAAAATATTAACAAAAAAAGGGACTGTTGTAGAAACCACTTGACCATTTCCTATAATGGTTTTAGAATAACCTATTAATGTTCCAAGGGTGGATCCTTGAAAAACTTCTACTGTGCAAAATCCTGAAATATTACTTAATGTTATTCCTCCTGCAATATATATTCCAATATCAATCTCTGTTTTTCCTGTATAAATACCTTTTTGATAAGCGATAGTTAATGAAACTGGCACTCCTTCTGGATTATTGAGAATAATTCCACTAAGTTGATTTACACGTATTCCTCCTACTGATGGATAAACGAGTGGAGGCGATCCTAACACTGGATAATTATTTCCTGAAATTGTTAAACCATTTGTAATAGTAGCACTGGATAATGTTGATGAACCTCCAACTCCTAAACTTGTTGTAATAACTGCACTATTTGATGTCATTGAACCATCTGTTAATATATTTCCTGATACATTCAATCCTCCATTGACCAAAACATTATTTAAAATACAATTCGCATTTTCTGCGTTAATATTTGTTGATACATTTAAAACATCAACATTACAATCAGAAATTCCTATTAATGATAGTCCTCCTGCATCATTCCCTAAATCTAAAACTTCTGCGATTGTTTGACCCGCACCTGAACCATTTTGTAAATATAAACTACCAATAGCACTAAGATAAGACATTATATATAATATATATATAATAATATTTTATAAAAATAATTCTTTAAAAAACTCTAAATAAATCAATATCACTTTCTGTGGTTGATTGCCAGTTTCCCCCTCCTGTTATTGTACATCTATATTGAACTGTTATAACTGCATTAGGTGATGTATCTACTGAACGATTATAAAAAAAGAATGGGACGACGACTGTGCTTACTGTTGCTCCTCCTTTAATTAATCCTAAACTAAACCCGATATTTGTTCCTACTGGGCTTCCATAAGAAACTCTTATTTCTGCTGTTGTAGTTTCATTTTCTTGGTCAGTAATAAAATCAAGTTCTACCTTTCCACAGTAAAATCCTTGATGAATATCTGTGAATGTTTTTGTAATAAAAGTATTAGAATTAGTTGAAACGGGTGCTCCAAATGTTTCTATTCTAATACTTCCTACATCTCCTATTGCTGGTGCTAAATCTCCAAGAACTGGATAATCATTTCCTTGAATTACCAATGAACCCGTTACTAAATCTCCTGTTGTAATTCCATTAACAACAGCTATACTGCCTGTAGATAAAAGCGTAATTCCACTTAATGCCTGTCCTCCTGCATTATTACCTTGATCTAAAACTTCTGCGATGGTTTGACTTCCTGCTCCTCCATTTTGTAAATATAAACTACCTGTAGCACTAAGATAAGACATTATATATATAATATATATAATATTTTTTCTAAAAAAAATCTTTTAAAGAATTGTTAAAAATGTTCGCCATCTCTTCTTTTATTATATTAATCTAATAAAAAGCGACATTACGAACATTCTTTAAAAATATAAAATATTAACTTATTATATAATGTTAAGCGAGATATTTTATAGTTTATTATTAACAAGTTCAATAGCCTTTATATTAGCAATGATGAGACTTTGCTATAAATCAAAATGTAGCAGTATTGAAATTTCTTATAAAGGTATAAAAATAATTAGGGATGTGATAAATGAAGAAAAAATTGATGAAATACAAATTATTCAAAAAAAATCTAATAATGAAAATTTAGAAGAAAAAATTTAAAAGTTCTTTTACAAAACTTTATAATAAATATTTTGTAGGGTTATTTTTTTGACCTTTATTAAATCCAGTGAGCATCATTGTTCCTCCACTATAATGATGCATTCCTCCACCTTGTCTTATAGGTGCGTAGGATTTAATAGCGGTTAAAACAGTTATTCTTAATTTATCAAATTTAGAATCAATTGCTTTATATAAATCACTTCCTCCAACAAGTTTATAAATTAATATACTATAATCTAAATTATACCATTCATCTAATGTATCAGCGAGGGCGTCATCAATATCATCAACCTCTAAACGTTCAATTTTATTAAAATTCTTTTTGACTTTACCATTAAAAATTATAGTAGTATTTGTAAGAAGTGTAGATATTTTAGATAAAAGATGTAATATAGGATTGTGTTTAGCAATGTTATCTTCCGCATTTCTTATTCTTAAATCTGGGTCATCATCATCATCATCATCTTCTCTATCTAAATCATTCTCATCTGCTTCTCTGGCTTGTCTTGCGTAATATTCTTCAGTATTTTCTGAATCTGCATCACTTTCACTTCCATCACTACTACCATCACTATCTGTACCAGCACCTCCTATTAATCTTTCATCAATTGTTGGGTTGTCTTCATCACCTATAGAATAAGTTTTTCTAATATATTTTTCTCTATAATCTCTTGAAAATGGTGCGATGTGTGATGTTAAACCTTCATTTAATTCATCTTCTTTAATATCAGCACTCATTGCTTTTCTTGAAAGTTCAGGGCGTTGAATAAATTTTTTAGTAAAACGCGGTGGTTCTTTTAAAGATAAAAGACTGTGTTTTTCTTCCATTGCATCCTCTCTTTCATTTTCTTCATCCGCCTCTCCTAAATTATTTTTTAATAATCTACTCCTTAAACTCTGTTTTCTTGGTATTTCTTTAGGTTTTCTACCACTTCCACTAATAACTGTTCCCTGTGGAATTGTTATTTTTTTTTGTTTTATTGGTATATTAGGACGCCTTCTATTAGGGATGTTTACATTTAATCCTCTCCATGTTAACTCATTTTCATCAACGTATCCTCTTAATAATAAAATATTATCTTGTAATTCACTTAAACTTTTTAAAAATTCATCTACATTATACGATAAATTAACATTATCAGGATTTTTTTTATCAACAATATCAGGATTTCTTGAAAGATTTTCCAAATTTGCGGTAGAAATATTAGAAATATATTTTGATGCTTTAAAAATACTGTTAGGGTCGTACTCTAATATTTTTTGTTTATCATTTAATACGGGCATTATATTATTATAATAGATTAATATTTTTAAAAGATTATTTTTAATCTTTTAAAAACTGTCAAAAGTATTTTTTTTATACATTATTAATCCTTTGTTCTTTTTATTGTGTTCTTAATCTCTTCTTTTTTTAGATTAATATATATAAAAGCGACATTGCGAACATTCTTTAAAGAATTAAAATAAATCTTTAAAAGAAGATTTACATTAATCCTTCCTCTTTTATATATTTTGATGCTTGACCTAATGACATTCCCATTTCTCCCATTATTTTTTTAATAAGTTTTCCTCTTTCACTGACTGGCCTTCCTCTTCCTGCACCTGCTATTTTAGAATTTGCTTTATCAGTCATTGCTTCTCTTGTAGACTTTGGGATCAATTTTCCTAAGGCATTAACATCATTAACAAAAGATTTGACTTTATATTTTTTACCACCCATTATATAAGGTTCATTATCACTACCTTTCATGACTTGTGATGAAAGAGCCCCACCATTCAACCATTCATCAATATCCATTTTTTTAGACCTTCTTTTTCTTCCTGCACCTGCGATTTTAGAATTTGCTTTATCAGTGATGGCTTCTCTTGTAGATTTTGGAATAAGTTTTCCAAGGGCATTAACATCATTAATAAAAGATTTGACTTTGTACTTTTTACCTCCAGAAATTCCTGCACCAGCGATTTTAGAATTTGCTTTATCAGTGATGGCTTCACGCGTAGATTTTGGAATAAGTTTTCCAAGGGCATTAACATCATTAATAAAAGATTTGACCTTGTACTTTTTACCTCCAGAAATTCCTGCACCCGCGATTTTAGAATTTGCTTTATCAGTCATTGCGTCTCTTGTAGATTTTGGAATAAGTTTTCCAAGGGCATTAACATCATTAATAAAAGATTTGACCTTGTACTTTTTACCTCCAGAAATTCCTGCACCATCTAAATCTCCGTTTTCATCACCCCAAAAAGAACCTCCTAAGGTTCTACGATGAAAACCACGCGATCCGACAGCGAGTGTTGAAGGATACGCGTATTCATTTTCACCAGTAAGAACCCATTGACGAGCCCTTTTTCCTCCAAACAATGAAGGGGTTGAACTATTAAAAAGTTGTGGTTGACTTAAATGATTTATCATTTTGTGTTGAGATGACAAAAGACTATTTGCTATTAAATGTTGGTAGGAATTCATTATATTATATATATATATAATATAATTATTTTATAAAAGATTATTACTAATTCTTTAAAGAATAACATTTAAATTAAAAAATTCAGTTAAATTCTTTTCTATAAGGTATTCATTGTATTTTTCAGCACCTTCTTTTTCAGTGTTAAAATATCCAAGATGAATACCTTTTTTATTTATTTTAATTGATGACAACCATTTATTCATTCCTTTATTAAAATAAACTCCTTTATAGATAGATGACGTATTTTTTTGTTTTGATTTATTTTGTTGATTTTCTTGAATAGATGCCCATCGTAAATTATCAATAGAATTATTTAATTTATTATTATCAATGTGGTCTATCCAAGGTTTATTATCGGGATTAGGTATAAAATGAATACCAACTAAACGATGAATAGTAAAATGTTTGCTATTATTATTTTTATAAAGAGATACTCTATAATATCCATTTTTTTCAATACATTTTTTTAAAAATTTACCAGTCTTATCAACCCTTACATCTCCTAAATTATTTATAGAATAATTATTATAATCTTGTATTTTGACGAATTCCATTATATATACTTATATAATTATATATATAAGTATAAATTTATAGATAAATTTTAATCAATTTTATTTAATTCTTTAAAGAATTAATTTACTTGACGTATTTTGAAAGTCTTGATCCTCTTTTTCCTCCACTTACTGCACCACCACTAACTCCAGCGCCTGATTCAAGGGGACTCATCATTCTTGGTTGATGTCTATCTCTAATCATTTTTAGAACGTTAGACATTCCCATATTGCTCATGCGCCCACCAACTAATCTTTGATATTCGCTACTATCAAGATGAGGAGTTGGGTTCTGGGCTTTAGTATCAAGAACTTGTTGTTTGGTAAGAATACCAGTATAAATAGAGCTTGTACCTTGTTGAGTAATAAAAAGACCAGAGTTATAACAAACAATACACAATTCGGGAACAATGGTAAAATCAAATTGATTAGAAACTTGTAAGTTAAATTGAAATTGATATTGTCCTAAAGAACTACTGCTTAAATAACTTGGAAGCGAAAAATCATAAACGGGATTAAGAACTAATAAAGAGCCAGTTGTAGGAATGTGATTCACATTACCAGTTGCATTATTATTAGTAATACTTTCACCTTGGAATTCATAAAAGGATTGAGCACTGCCATTTCTTGCACTTAATAAATACAAATCATTTTGTGTAGCACTTGCGAGAAGACCTGAAGCATTATTAAAATTGACAGTGATTCCTTTAATAGTAAGGAATGATGAAGTATTAGCCCATGTTTGAGCACTCATTGGAACTCTTGCACAGATTAAAATCATATCAGGAACTTGATTTAACTGAATGCTTTGAGAAGTAATTGTTGCACTGGCCAGAGGAGCGAGACTGATAGAATTAGTAAATGTAGTTAAATATCTTGGAGTATCATAATAAGGTACAACGTTTTTAGTTGCTATTTTAGCGTATTGTTCAGGTTGAAGTGATAAGAAATTAAATAAAAGTCTTGTATTTTGAAATCCTACACTTTGAGCGGTGGAGCCTAAAGAAATAGAAGTAATATACGATGTTAATAATCTTGTATCACCAGCACCGACAACAACATTAGTATTAGCCGTAGAAAATAAACGTTTACATTGATTATCAATATTTAAAACCCAACTCATATTATTAACACCTACCAAACCAGCATTATTAGCGGGTTGAGTATTGACCCATGGAGATAAGGCGAGGAATGGTTCTGTAAATTTACCAGTTATAACTATAACCCACGTATCATTAAGACTTGTAGAAATAACTGAATTATTCACGTATACTCCAGCGACGTAATGAGATACAATAATATCAACAGGATAAGAACCACGCGATGAAAAATCTTCATCATAAGAATTGTTATTAAAAGATGCGAGAGGATTACTATTAGTCCCTACAGCATCTTTATAATATCCCCATTGACAGTCAGGAAGTGATGGAGTCATTGAATTAAATCTTGATAACATCCTTTTATCATTCATTCTCATAAGCATTGGTAAAACATCTTGAGTGTTAGTTGAAGTACTTGTATTATTAATAGTGCATTGCGTTGTAGTAAAAAGACTGTTTAGAGGAAATGCTTGTACACAGTCAGTTAATCCATATTGAAAGCATTGTTCACCAACAGGAACATTTGCGAGACGAACAGTAAATGTTATGGTAGATTGAATTAAAACGTGTCTATCAATAACAATATTTTCACTTGGAACTTGAATATTAAAAACAATAGAAGAATTAGAAGAACTAACTGCTTGAAATTGTTGATAAGTAGATTGTGAGGCACTTGACTGAACCCCATAAACTTCTTGACTTGTAATATCTGCGATTCTTGCATCTTCTATAAGAACGGTTCTAAAATCTGCCATTATATATATATTAACAATATATTTTTTTTATAATAAACTTATAATATTTAAAAAACTATCAAAAGTATTTTTTTTATACAGTTATTAATATTTTTTAAAGTTTTTAATCTTTTAAAGAATTGTTTTAATTCTTTAAAAGTGTTCGCAATGTCTCTTTTTTTTAGATTAATATAATAAATGGATAGATTACGAACATTTTAAAACAATTCTTTAAAAGAATTATTTATAATTGCCATCACTTGATTTTTTTGAAAATAAAATTTTCAAAGTAGCACTTGAACCACTTGTTAAAGTAAAAGGATTTAAAATTCCGTATCTATCTTTCCAATAAACAACAATATCTAAATTATTTAAAGGGCGATTACCTTGCATTTCTATAAGTCTATATTGAGCCGTAGGATTATAAACTATTGAAGGTTTATAATTACCATCTGCGACGACTAAATCTGTTATAATATTTGCTATATTGCTATTATTACCATCATTAATAATTGTAGAACCATTAACTAAAATCTGAGGAGCACTTATTTGATTAGGAACAATAGGAAGAGTATTACTACAAAAAACGATTGATAATACAGGCGTCCATAAAGATATTGTTGAATATTCTTGAAAAGTTTGAATAGCATTATATTGAAATAATGCATTACTTGGGAATTCTGCTATATTTTGACCTCCAAAGGTATAAGTTTGAATTTGAATATTTTGACCATTAGGTGAAGAACCTAAAATATATATAGGGAATGATGAGAACAATTGAAATAAAGCACTATTCATAAAAATCTTTATATAATTAAGAGCATTAGTATTATATCCTAATATATCACTGTTCAAAATTGCTATATTTAACTGAGTATCAAAAGTAAGAATAGGAGCGAAGGCAGTTGGTAATGAATATCCAGCACTTACAACTAAATTATTTAATTCTATAAAACATTGTTGAAAACATTGATTAACTAAAAATATAACGTATTGATAATTATACACATAATAATAACCAGTGGAATTATTTTGTAATCCATTGACAGTTTGAGAAGGTGGAATTGGAATTTGTGATGATAAAACTTGAGGAGCGAATTCGAGATATTTTTGATAAAAAAATGTAGAACCGTTTAATGGGTTTGTCCATGATAATGTTATACTATATATAGATAAATTAACATCAGGCTGATTATTTTGAATTATACAAGTCCAAATAGGAAGCGACGGTGTGTCTAATGTAAATCTTACAATGCTTAAATAATAATCTTCAGGTTTATAAACAAATGGGGAATTTCTAACCTCATTAAAATATAAACTTGTAGGCGGTGAATCTTTGCTATCAATATTTGAAATTACAATGTCATAATAAAGTTTATCTGCAAAATGTCCTTTACTGAAACTCATTTATATTATAAATAGATTATATTTTTATAAAGAAAAATAATAATTTATTAAAAACTGTCAAAAGTATTTTTTTTTATACATTATTAATCCTTTGTTCTTTTTATTATTTTATAATTTTTTTATTGTGTTCTTAATCTTTTCTTTTTTTAGATTAATATATATAAAAGCGACATTGCGAACATCTTTTAAAGAATTAAAAACAAATTTTTAAAAGAAGATTTTATTATATACTTAAAAAATATTTATATATATATATATAAGTATAGATAATAATGAATATACCAGAAATTATTTTGAAAGATGATGAAGAACTAATTAATTTTTACGAAGAACTAAGAAAAGAAAATAAACGAAAAGAAGAAGAAGAAATTAAAAAAAATATTATTGAAATGACAATAAAACAATATATTAAAAAGATTAATATAAATGAGCATGATTTTAATTGTACAGTACACAGTCCAGATAAAAATTTGATTTTACATTTTTGTAGTATTTGTTATGAAAAGAATAAATATTTATTTTATTAATCATTTTTAAAACGCGTCAAAAGTATTTTTTTTATACAGTTATTAACACTTTATCTTTTATTAGTTATAAATCTTTAAAGAATGTTCGTGAAGTGGCTTTTTATTATATTAATCTAATAAAAGCGAGATTGCGAACATTCTTTAAAGAATTACGGAAAAAATCATTGATACCAATAAATAAAATATTTTAAAAGTTTTACAATAAAATTTTCTACAATGATTACGGGAAAATTCATTGATACCAATAAATAAAATATTTTAAAAAGTTCTACAATGAATTC